AAGATGCTAAATGAAAGATTTGATACTAAAGAGTTCTGTAGGACTCCTGGTTCTGGAGCATTTGCTACTACTCATACATTACCTGAATACTTAAAAGGATATGGTGATTTAATTACCCCAGAAAAATTCAAGTTTATTATAGAATGTAAGAAAGGATACAATGAAGAACAAGTAAGTGATTTATTCAATATCAAATCTATTATATGTAGCATGATAGAGCAAGCTCATCGAGATTCTAAAAAAAGTTCTAGAGATTTTTTATTACTTATTGGTCAAGATCGTAGAGATCCCTTGGCTATAACCAACGCAGTGAATCTTCCCATACAGGGATCTTACTTGAAAGGCATGGTAAATGAGGTGGAAGTTCTTATGACAAGACTAGAAGATCTATTGAACATCGAGGATGTTAACTTTTTCCTGGATGAGTGATAGTGCGAGCATGGCATGTCTGAATGCTTCGTTAACTTTAGTTTGTTCTGTTTGAGACTTAATCATCTTATTGAAGTATCTTAAAGCAGACTTATTCAATCTCGTTTGGAACTGAGTCGCATACCCCACAATCTGTCCACCAGATTTTCTAGGTATAATTTGAGGAACAAAAATAATTTTTATTTTACTATTGCCTTCCATAACTAATTCATATTTACCCGTTTGTAAATCAGTTTTAATATTCCAACTATTGCCCTTAGGATCCTTCTCTCCAGAGATTACTGATTTCCAAGCGTCTTTTAATGGATCATTTTGATTGAAGATATAATCTTAATCAGAGTTAAGTCCTCTATAATCACACAACGTTTCATCACCGTCAGAACCACCAGCATGAAGCATCTGAGCAGCTAAGTACTGTTTAGCAAGCTTACTAGTATTAGTATTTTCGGAATCAAGAGCTCCAAATAACTTAAAACTTTCCAAGTATCTAGAGGTGTATTCTTTTGCTCTAATATATTCAGAGTCCCCTAGGCCGCTTATCTTTACTCTTCTTTGAAAAGTCTCTAAGGACTTTTGAAGTGACTTACCCGCTGCTGTCATATCGAGGTTATTCTCTTTCACAGCCGCTCTAACTACTACACTTAAATTTTTAAGATTGTCAGTTTTAATTCTACCGGATTTAGTATATGTGGTGTCTCCTAAAGCATTTATTTTTCTGGATATTGCTTGAAGTTTATATGAGTACTTCTTGAACTCTTGAACATTGTCGATATTTGCTATTTCCTGAATCTTCTGCATGAAGGGTTCGTCGAACTCACTACCCGTAGCCGTTAACAGCGTGGGGAATGTAGACTTCATACCCCCTCCCATTAGGGCACCCTCTCCCTCAAACTTCATGTAGTTTTTGAGACTTACTTTAATAGTATACACAGGAACATTGGCATCGAAAGCTCCGGCGTTTTCTAGAATTGTTGAAAGCTTTAGCTGATCACCCTTTGAAGAAAGAATACCCACTTCTCCACGTAATGCATCATCTAAGGAAGAATACTCCTCGGGTTCTAATTCAACACCCATACTCGCTGCTGCTGCTAAAGCCTCCTCTCTTGTTTTGTAAACCTCTAAAACGTCTTGCCTCTTACCTCTCTTAGTCTCCGTCCCAACAGGGAAAATGAATGACGGCTTTCTCTTTACTAAAGAGTTCTTTGAGTGATACATCATTGAGGCGAATAAGGTCTGTGGATTGAAATCACCTATGTCGCTAGCTAGTTGGTAAACCTCTTGAATTAACTGAGCCTGGGCTGGACTAAGTCCCTGAGCTTTAATAGCCTCAACCCATTGTTCGGAACTTGCTTTTAGCTTCTTAAGCCTGTCCTGAACTTTCATTGATTTATTGATCAGAACGTTATTAAATTCTTCACTAGCTTCCCCTTGCATACCCTTCTTTATCTGTATGAGAGAGAATACCTCAAGGATATCTTCAAAAGCAAACCCTCTCGCTGCGTTATCACCCTTCCCACCCTCAGATTCATCGATAGCTTGAACCCTTACTTTCTTAATAGAATCTTCGGCATCCTCCAAAGACGGTTGACAGTTGCGGCTCGCACGAATAAGGGTGTTTCTAAGAGTCTTTTTAGGATCAGCAAAAGACAGAGCCAGAACCCTATCATTACCATCTCCCTTAGGGCTAATTATAATTCTATCGGTACCCGCTTGGATAGCAAAGTCTCTAGTAATATTCTCACATTGCTCAGGAGAAGGGTTGTCGCTACCCGCTAATGAAACTAAGTCTTTAACACTTTCTGAAATTGACAAACTTTGCAAGGCGGTGGGAGACTTGGTTGTGGATACCCATTCACCATTGACAAGAGCTAGTTGGGTTTTATCTGTTAAAAGCTTGCTCTCAAAGGAACGTTTAGAAGATCCTACAAATTCTTTTTGAAAGTTCGCTATAGTATTCTGATATGATTGATGGTTCTCTTCAGACATACCCTCCCATACAGGTCCTAAGCTTTCAGAGATTGATTCCAGGTTAGCTCTAATTTGTTTAGTTATCTCTGGATCAAAGACATCATCAATCTGATCAAGGGCACCTCCAGGACGAATCTTATCTTCTATGTTCCTCTGTGACTTTGATTTAGTTACTTCAGTGTCCCCTACTAGCTGCCCAAGCAGTTGTTTAAACTGTTGCTGTGCATCACCTCTAGCAGTTAAAGAAGGGCCTAAATCTTGAACCCAACTTGTGCCCGCTGCTGGTATACCTTGCGCTACAACCTGTGCTTGAAACCTTGGAGGAGTTCCTGATAGTTTACCTGTTCCGGTGTTATAGTTTAGATCCCTAGTAGTCTTTCCCGACTTGTTAGGTACCCCAGCGTCAACCACAGCCTGCCAGGAGCCTGTACCATCCTCTGTAGGAGTTCTTTGAGTCCAGGTTAATCCATTGAGAATCCTTACTGCTGCTGCTGTTCTACTCTGAAGGCTTTCCTCTTCCGGCAGTATTTCTTCTTCACCTTGCTCCAGCAACCTTAGTTCTCTACTATGGACTTTACTGTAGCTTTTGAGTATGTCTTCCTTTCTCATAACTTATAATAGACAAATAGCCTTCCCCCTATATTTAGAGAGAAGGCTACCTTAATACAGGTTAGGTTATGCTACGCCTGAGGTCTAGCCGTATTTACAAATCTACCCGAAGCGTCACCATTGACCCTTCTGCTGTAGTTCATAAAGTCGAATCTAAACGTAACTGTAACAGTAGAGAACTCATTCGTGCCGTAGTTTTTCTCTGAGAAAACAACCTTCTCAGGGTATACACCGTAAAGCTCCACACCACCCACAGGGACGTTGTCACCGTTCATCTCGACGATTGTCATCTTCTCACCCTTGTAGGAAACACCATTTCCACCACGGTAGCCCGACTTGCCCGTAATAGGACTGTAGACTTCCTTAAAGGTATTCCATAGAGCTTCAGTAGAGTTTTTGAGGAGAAGATTATCAAAGGTAATCTCAACAGGCTCGTAGGTTACTTTGCCAGGATAGTGGACCTTGTCGTTAAGTCTGTTGAGAGCAAGAGACTCAACACCATACGAGATTGTACCAACTTGTTTCGCAGCAACAGTTACATCGCCTCGGACATTTTGGTTACTGGTGATACCAGGGAAGCCATTAAAGTTAACTTCGAACTGATAGGTTCTAATCGTTTCGAGATCCGTGGAGATCTCCGGCAGAGGACCGTTAGTTCCTGTAGTGCGTTGTAACGCATCAGAAATTATACTAGTACGAGGTAAGACCATTTCTTATTCCTTAGCTAATTGTTGCTGACTGGCTAGTCAGGTTCACTTCAAATACTACGGTCTCAGCAGCCTTCGTCGGTTTGATTGTCACCGAGCACCATAGTTCGTTTCTGTCAACTCTCAATGGAGTGTTCGTGGAAGAGTCACATTTTACTGCACCCTCGGTAATCGCTCGTCTAGAAATTAGGTCGGTGAGGAATGGCTTAACAGCATCCGTAACCTGCTCCCAAGTGAACGAGTCGTTAGGCTCGAACTGGAAAGGCTTACCCAATTGAAGGAGAACTTTTCTGACGTAAATCATCAGTCTTCGCACGTTAACTCTGTCTAAAGCAGTCGGAAGTCGTTGTGCAGTTTTTTGGCCGAAAACAACAATGCCCGTTTGAGGCTCGTTAGCAATCGGATTAATGTTGTGAACGTAAAGGGCATCACGATCCCCTTGGTTGACTCTAACTTCTGTATTGGTAGGCTTGGTCAATCGACCTCTACGGAAGCCAGCAGGAGCGAACCAAGGGTCATTCACGCTGTCCGTAAAGACACACTGACGAGCAGCGAAGATCGAAGGATCATACCATTCATCAGCACCAGCGAAAGCATTAAACACTTGAACCCAAGGCCAGTAAACAGCAGCATAAGAAGAGATGAGAGCCGCTACCCTGCTTGATAGGTCTTGACCGTGCATCCATTGAATCGCTTCTTGAACTTCATTCAATGCGTATGGAGGGGATACAATGGCCATGAAGTTCTTAGAAGTCTCAGCTAGAGAGATGAAAGCATTCTGAACGGAATCATCCGTGATGCCAGGGATCAGCCCGATAGAGATATTTAAACCATCATCGTCTAAAGCATAGATACCTGTCTTAGTAGTCTTTGATCCAATTAGATGAGTAGCAGACGCACCTCCACTTTCTCCATCAGCAAGACCATAAGTTCCTTCTATAACTTTTAAGAACCTTGGAGTACCATCGGAGGCAGTCTGACCGAAACCTCCAAACCCTGCTGCATCAGCCTTTGATCCAAATTGATTAGGAGCCAAATATGCGCTTGTACTCTTTTCAAGTTCTGCGAAGACATACTCAGATTGATTGTTGATTAGTGTTGAGTTTAATATGAACTCGACGGAGTCAACACCTGAAGGACCTAATTGAATTGGATTGAAAGACTCCGCTAATGCGCCATCACTATTGATACCTATACGGTCTCTAGTTGATAGATTTTCAATTTCAATAGATACCCCTTGAGCATTTCCGTTTCTAAGAGTAGTTAAGTTATAATCTGAACCTGGGTAGATTGAGTTTACAATTAAATTTACATCAGAAGAGGTGTAGCCGTTAACCGTAATATCACTAGCAGCACCAGTACTACTAACCGCCCCAGAAATATTAACCGCCCGGAAACCTATAGGTGCCGGAGCAGATAGTTGCAGAGTGGCACCCGAACCAGCAAACTTAGAAGCTAAGAAAAGATCGCTACCTTCTATGTAAGCAAACACGTCTTGGTCTGATGTAATAGAGGGGTTAAAAGCGTTTTCAATTATAGCGTTAGAGGTTGTGAAGTCCGTAGAGCTTGCGATTGTAACCGTAGCAGTTACAGCAGTGTTAGTAGCGTTATCAGTAATTGAATAGTATATCGAAGACGGTAGAGCAGGATCGTATCCGCTAACTACGAGAGCAGGAGAAGCTCCCACAGCTACAGTGGCAGAAGCGTATGCTAACGTCTTATCAGGGTCAATACCTCTTACAAAGTAAAGTTGATTGGTAGCTTCGAGAATTTCGATGGCACCTTCTAAACCTTGACCAGGGATTGTACTATTAGGCTCACCAAACTTTCTGATAAGATTCTCAGGACTAGTGATGAGTGTAGCTTTGTTGGTCGGACCCTTATTCGCAAACCCAACCAAGCCCACAACGCTGGAATCAACATTGGGAGCAAATACGGAAATGTCATTTTCTATAACGACAACAGAAGGACTAGTGGGAAGTGCCATGGATTAATTACCTTTTCAATTTTTTGGGAGCTTGTATGGGCGCACGAGTAGGGGCGGGAGTGGGATCAACTAGTTCCACAACTTTGATCATTCTTCTTGAAACTAAGTTTTCAAGAATCTTACCACCCCAAGAACTAGGGACCGTGATTGCCTGCTTAGGTAAGAGGTATTTAGCCTCGGTTAAACCCCCCGGCTTACTAAGCACGATGGATAATCCTTGCAGACTTGTATTTCTTATGTTTTTCATTTAAAGACTCCTAATGTATTTACTAACAAATAAATTTAAAAATGGTTAATTTGCTTGCAGAGACAGATTAGTGATTGTTAAAGTATTACCTTCGGTTATATTAGTTTCAGATCCAATATCCCACCAAGCATATATTTCGGCATCATTCGCTACAAATGTACCTGTAGGAGTTTTACTCTCAGTTAACAACACATATTTAGCACCCGTAATAGTTCCTGAGAATTGATACCGATCCCCCGTGGTTACTAGTACAGCCCTAGCTGCGCTTAACCCTAACTCTACTCCGCTAGAAACATCGAATCCCGAAGTTGAGGTTGTGCTTCTAATAACAATTAATCCCGATGGATTCACGATGGAACTTTCTTCAGGGGTTAATGCGGATACTAACACTACTTGAGAAGTATTACTAACATTCGCTCCCCACTCTGTTTGACCAGTAGGGACGGTAGCCGAAGCTAACTGCAACATAAAAGCAGTAGACACACTA